GGATACGGCTCCTGAAAGAAGAGGAGCTGCTGTCGCGGCAGGAGAACGCGCTGTGGCCCCTAAAACAGCTTCGGAATATATAGGCGAAGGCTTGGAAGCCGCACAAGAAAGGCTTGCACAGCTTACCAACGCTGGTTATCAACTGGTGCAAGCGGCCAACGCGATTGGGGATGCCTTTGGAGAAGCATTCAAAGGTGTCATCACTGGCAGCATGACTGCTCAAGAAGCGCTTGCGGGCTTCTTCCAAAACATTGCCAATTACTTTGCCGACATGGTGGCGCAGATGATTGCGGAATGGTTGAAGGCTCAGCTAATTCAAGGATTCCAATCTCTCTTTAGTGCAGTACTTCCTGGGCTTGGGGGTGCTGCTGGGGGCATTGGTGGTGCGTTTGCGGGCTCTGCAGGCGGAGCTGCAGGCTTTGGGGGTTCGTTTGACGCAGGCATTGCTCCTCTACCTAATATTCCCAACTACAGCGGAGCTTTCAAGACAGCGGCCAATGGCGCGGTATGGAATGGAGGCTTCCAAGCATTCGCCAACGGAGGCATCGTCACAGGCCCCACCTTGGGCCTTGTAGGCGAAGGCAGGTACAACGAGGCAGTCATTCCCCTCCCAGACGGTAAGAGCGTCCCCGTGGACCTTGGAGGCATGGCTGGTGGAATGGGAGGAGAAGTAACGAGTAACATTGTTGTTAACATTAATAATGGGCAGATGCAAGGTAATGGCAACAGCAATGGTTCTGAACTGGGGCGTAAAATTGAAGGAGCCGTTAAGCAAGTGTTGGTCAGCGAGCTACGGCCTGGCGGCATTCTTTCCAGCGGCAGGCGTTAAACCATGACACAGCCAACATTTGCCATTCCTTGCTTATACGGACTCACGGCTCGTAAAGGCACTCGCACTAAAAAAGTACAATTTGGCGATGGCTATGAGCAAGTAAGTCCCGATGGTATCAATAATGAAATGCGTAGCTATACAGTGGAAACTGCACCAATTGCTGATTCCATTGCCATTGCTCTTGACTCTCAACTAACTGCGTTACAAGGTGATTTCTTTTATTCGCAATTCTTCATGGATGACCAGAAGTATAAATATCGCTTAGAGCCCCAAGAGTGGGAATGGCGAGTTATTGGGCCTAATAGTAATATATTAAGCTTTTCAGTGAAGCGAATTTACGATCCTCGCGCCTAATTTTTAACCATTAACATGCAGACATGGCAACTCAACAAGCGTTAAACATTCCGTACAAGGCCGTTCTTGGGGTAAACCCAAACCTCCTTAGTCTTGATATTTATTATTTTTCTAATTTTGCTGTCAATAAGCCAGTAATTGTTTACATTCATGGAGGCGGATGGAGGCAGGGTGATAAGCAGGGAATAGCAGATAAGGGTACTCTGTTTTTAAATAACGGATATATTTTTGTTTCTATTAATTACCGACTAAGTCCTAGTCCAATTCCCAATAATATTGCCGACTGGGACGCAGGCAGAGTTAAAAGCCCAACTCATATTGAAGATTGCGCTGACGCACTGAAGTGGATCTCTGACAACATTGAGGAGTATGGCGGCAATGATCAAAATATTGTAATTGTCGGCCATAGTGCAGGCGCTCAACTTGCGGCACTTCTTGCGACCAACCAAACCTATTTATCTAGCATAGGTTTCCCCGTTGGTTCTATTAAAGGCGTAGTCTCAAACGACACCGAAGGGTATGATATTTTAAATCAAATCACTAATCCCACTGGAGGTGGAGAGGCTGGCATAGTAACGCCTCAATTTTTGTATCAAAATGCTTTTGGCGTCTATCCCGATGCGGCAGTCACTGGCACATTGTCCCCAGTCACAATTGATTTTCCAAATACGACTGCGGCTCAGTCGTCCTACGCTGCAGCTTCTCCCCAGAATAATGTCACTGCATCGACCTTGCCAATGCTAATTATTTCACGTGGTGATCTAAGCAGGCAAACAAAGCAATTGACTTTTTATAACGCTTTAGCTTCGGCTGGAATTATTGCCAGCAAAATTATTGTTTACCCTGGCTCCATTTCATACAGTCACACTGAAATTAATCAAAGGATTGGATCAGTTCAAGATCCTCCAGTGGGGAAAACCTTGCCTGCTGGCCTAAGCAATGTAACCACCGAAATTTTGAATTGGGTGGCTAGCGTTGTCCTCGCAGACGTTCCACCAATTGACCCCGTCGCTCCACCGATTACGTCTGCAAAATTAAAAGCCGATGTTCAGCAAGGCTGGCATGATGCCATCGTTGAATTATTTGACATAGACCTTTCGCCCATCACTGGTGACAATAATGACATCTACTATTTTTCTAATCAACTAAAGCCTGACAATACAAAAATTCAATGGAAGGGAAACATTTACGAGCCATTGCCTATTATTGCTACGGGTTACGAAAAGAGCACGGCAGGGCAGATCGAACAGCCTTCGTTGACAGTGGCTAATGTGCTGGGCACTTTTAGCGAGCTAATTAAAGACTATGAAGATATGGTGGGCGCTAAGGTGACGCGCCGCCGCACTCTTGGTAAATATTTAGACGGTGAAGCTGGCGCTGATTCCCTCCAGGAATTTCCCATTGATATTTACTACATCGAAAGAAAGTCTCAGGAGAATGCTCTAACTATTACTTGGGAGCTTGCAAGTATCCTGGATTTGGAAGGCTTGAAACTTCCTCGTCGTATTATCACGCAAAACCTTTGTCTATGGCGCTATAGAAGCAGCGAATGTGGCTATACGGGGCCTCCGTTGTTTACGGACAGAGACGCGATGCTAAGCACCAGTGGCTTGTCTGCATCAGCCACCACTCTTATTAATATTTTTGCTGTAAAAGAAAGGCGTTACGCCGAGCTAGAGATTACAAAGCAAAATCGTAATAAAGCTTTTGAAAGTAAAGAACTAGCAACTAATTTCTTTTCGCTTCTTGGCTTTACTTTTGATCCTGGTGTTGGCACTTTTGTAGAGGGCAATAGAGCATTTCGCAACGGAATTCCCATTGCTTTAACAGGCTCTGCCAGAGCGGGACGGCAAAGGTCTATTGTTAATGGGCAAAGAAGGTATGAGCTTGAAGATTGGGCATTTAGCTCGTCAGCAGCTACGGCTGCTACTACTGCCTATAACAATGCTGAAGCGGCATTAGCAGCGGCTCAGGCGGCATATGACACAGCAGTCAATAATTACAATGTAGCACTGTCTGCCGTGTCAGAGGACGACCCTATATGGCAATTAGACATTTGTGGCAAGCGCACTTCTAGCTGCAAGCTTCGGTTCCCTCGTCAGGCATTACCATTTGGAGGATTCCCAGGCGCGTCCCTACAGAAATAATGGCATCATCTAACTTGTTCTTTCCTTTTGCCGCATTAAAGCCAGCAATGCGCGAACATGCAATGTCATTGCCAGATCAAGAAGTTTGTGGATTGATTGCTGCCAATAAATACTGGCCTTGTAAAAATACTCACTCATCGCCCTCTCAGTTCTTTGCCATTGCAGCAAAGGACTATGCGCGTATTGAAAAGAAAGGGCCCATTCAAGGAATATTCCATTCGCACATTGACAGGCAATCGAAGTTTAGTGTTGAAGATGTTAAGGGCTGCAAAGCTTCACAAACGCCATGGGTGCTGTTCTGCTTGGGGACAAGTGAATGGTCGTATGCGGATGCATCTGGAAATGCTCCTTTTTTAGGAAGACCATGGGTGTATGGCATTTACGATTGCTATTCATTGTTTAGGGACTTTTACAAGCGTGAATTTAATATTCAACTGGCAGATTACAACCGTGGCGCAGAATTTGAATGGGCTAGTCCAGAGTGGCGTATGTTTGAAAAGAATGTCAAAGACCAGGGTTTTATAGAAGTGGAAAGCGCAGAAAGGAAAGGAGATATGCTGTTAATGCAGTTGCAGTCTCCCTTTCCTAATCACACGGGGGTGCTTATCAATCCGTCTCGCAATATTTTCTATCACCACCTTTTAGATCGTTTTTCTGAGGAGAACGTTTATGGTGGGTATTGGGCAAAGCATACCAACAAGGTGCTGCGGCATAAGGAGCTACTGTGACATGTTGATGCAAGTAAAGCTTTTGGGAGACCTTGGCCAAAAATTTGGTCGTCATTATGAATTTGTAGCGGACAGTCCTCGTGAAGTGATTTCTGCATTGTCCAATCAACTGGCAGGATTTAAGCAATATTTATGCGAGGCGCATGAAAGAAATGTAGCTTTCAAGCTGGTAGACGACGACCCTGAGGGCATGGCTTATGAGAATACTGTGATGCCTTGCAAGCGGCTTATTATTGCGCCGATGGTAATGGGAGGAGGTTCTGCTGGTAAAATCCTTTTGGGGATAGGACTGATTGCATTGTCTTTTGT